TATACACACTAACATCAGAAATAGATAAAACACCATTTAATGCTTGAACTTGTCTTTTTAATTCGGATAAATTAACGTTTTGACCCATTTGTCTATTTGTTGGAGCAAAATAATTTGTTACCGTTGTTATTATATCTGTAATAACTGAACCTTGATTTTGTGTTGAATCCAAAACAACACTCCAATCCAATGATAAATCAACCACATTTGCCGTTTCAACAGAAATATAATCATTTATCATTCTATAATTTGACAAATAATTTGCAATATTTGATTTTAATGTGTTTGAAACTATTTCAGTTAAAGCTCCTGTTGAATCATAAGATAACAATTGAACTTTAATTTTGTTATTTTCTTCGGTGATTGACGCTTTTGCGGGAGCACCAAATTGTGATGGCATTGTTTTTAATAATGAATTATAATCTTCAATAGTTACCGCCCTGTTTTGTGCCGCAAAGTTAAAAGATACCATATTTCTTACTTCTTCAACCGTTGGTGGATTGGCACCACCTATCGCAGCAATAGGGTTTGTACATCTTAAAGAACGTATTACAGAAGTGTTAATTGTTTCTGAAGGTCCGTTAATTGCTAAATCAACAGTACCTACTTGAGTAATAACATTAACACCAACATTTGAATTTGCTCCTCCACCAACTCTATATTGGACAAACAATGTTGTATTCGCCTTCAATGTTGCACCTAATCCCATATTGTTTGAATACTTTTCCAAATTAAGAATATATCCATTTCTTGCAAACTCTCTTAATTGTTCATCAGCACTTTGACTACCATTACCAAAAGTCATTTTTAAAAATCCTTCCGGTGTAAATTCACTGATAAATCTATTATTTGTTGTAATATATGTTCCAACTTTAATTCCCGGAACATCAGATACTTTTGTTGGGTCTTCAACAAAAACTCTATCTTCAATTAAAGCTTTAACTTCATACCATCTATTATCTGTTCCTAAAAAAGTTGAATTTGGTGGTGTGTTTGCATATTGAGTTCCATCCAAAAGAACAACAGAAGAAATGGTTAAAACATTTTTTTCAGGTAAAAATAATTCAAAAAATGGTCTAACGTCAGAAGCTGTAATCGCTCTTTTGAATACTTTCGTAGCTCCGTTCACAACGGTTTCTCTTTTAGTAATTGTATAATTAATTACCGTTCCGTTTGAATCTAAATTAGGTATTTTAACCCTGTTTGGATATCCCTCATTATTATAAGCCGACGCAAAATCAATATCATAAACAGTTTCAAATGTTTGTCCCGCACCATTTACCTGAGAACCTCTTCTCATTATACCACAATATCTTAAATCTTCTTTATCACCATAAGCAGGAACAGTTATTGAGAAATCAACTAAAGTAACTGAAGGTCTATAACCAGGAATTTTCAAACCATAAGTTCTTGCAATGTTATATATTGAAGAACGTTGTTGTGCATATTGTAATACTGTTTCTTGAATACTTCTATCAATATTAAATTGTAGATTATCTGTAACAGCGGCATTTAAATCCAATAAAACAGAAAATATTGATGCGTCGTTAAAGTTACTAACTAATTCAGGATAATAAGCTTTGGTAAAATTTATTAACTCCGTTCTTATGGATTCAAAATCCCTTGTTGTATACGATATTTTTTTGTTTGCCATATTATACGTTAATTATTACAAAATCAGAAGCACCAAACGCCTCATCTGTTATTAAATATTCAATTTTAACCTTTGCCGTGTGTTCTAATGTTCCGATGTTTGGAACGGAATAAACTCTTTCATTCATATCATTAATAAATGTTCCTTTGTTTTGTTCGTCCATTGAAGCATCCGTTATTGTTAAATTAGTTATTTGAATTCCGGGAATATATACCGTAACCGCATCTCTAATTTCACTTTCAATCTCACCAAATGTTGGACCATCTAATGGTTCAAAAATATATTCTAATAACCTTGTACCAAAATCAGGTAGATAAAATCTAGAACCTTTTCTTGTTAATAACAGATGTATTAAATTTGTTCTTATCTCATCGGTACTTGTAGTGTTGAGAGCAAAATATCTACCATCCGTAGAATCTGCGAATGGGAATTTAATACCGTATGTTGAGTTTTGTGGCATATCAAATAAATATAATCTTATTTATTTTTATTTGTATCTAATTCAGTTTTACTACCCCCTTTAACGTTCTCTTGGTTATAAGGGCAATGTCTACATCCATTACCGCAACAATACCCTCTTTTTAAATGATATTGTTCGGTAAAAACATACTTACCATTCTCTATGTAATAATCTTCTTTATCTAATTTCATAATGAATCCTTTTCATAATTTTCAAAAACCCATTTCGCAAATGAAACCAATTGTTCTTTGTTAGCACAACTTTTCATCATATTTGCCAAGTGACTAATAACTAAAACATTCCCCTTTATATACCCTTTACTATTGTCAATCCTGTCAAGTGCCGGTGAATTAATTTTACCACCCGAACTCCCAGAATGATAAATTATCGGTATCCCTAATATTGGACATAATTCCGGAATAACAATATCTTCTTTATCTAATGTAAATTCAATACCTCTTTCTTTTGCCCTACATTTTGCCCTTTGATACATTTTTGATTCAGGACTATAACATTTTACCCTTGTTGAGTTACAAACATTACATAATGTTGTAGTTTTTGATGTCTTTGTAAAAATTTTATGACATTTTGTACATTCTCTTTTTGTTTCGGAAACAAAAAAACCTTCTCTATTTTTTTTCATAATTTGAGTTTTGTATTCTTATAAATATACATAATTCAATAAAAAACAAAAAAGGAGAACATATGTTCTCCTTTTTATATTTAATTAAGGTTTTTTATCACTTAATTTCGCATGCACCACCTCCACAGGCCACAGATTCCATCAAGTTTGTATCATCATCTAACTCCACAATTTTACTTAAATCCACGTCTTTAAGACTTTCCATTAACTCATTGTACTTTTCTTTGGTACAATCTTCAAAAGGGGCCTGGATATAACTTCCTCCATCGTAGTTAAGAACTGATAAACCGTTATAATAATCACGATTAGACCACATCCACTCACCAACTGCCGGCCATTCGTGTTCACGAATTGAAATAGTTGCCGATACGTTATGTGTGTTTGAACCACTTCTATGTCCTGGTTTAATCCACTCACTATGTACTTTTTTAACTCTTTCTAATAATTGAATAGGTGATTCTGTTCTCAAAATAGAACCTTCCGGTGCTTTTTGTGGAATACCAATTACCGCAGTATCATGTGGGCGGAAATATTCATCTTCAACCAATTCAGGATGGTTTTTAGCCAAATAAGTATAGATAGCCTCATTTTTACCGACACGAACACGACGGATATAATAATCGTTATGCCAAGCGTGAATACCTGATGATGTTCCCAAAGTCAATGATGTTGTACCCGCTGGCTTTACAGTTGTTGTACGAGCCGCTTTGTTAATACCAATTAATTCCGCAACTCTTTCGTTTTCTTCTTTAACAACTTTTGCACCTGATTTCATATCTAAATTTAATACAACACCAGAACCAATACCTGTCATAGAAATACCAATTAAAGCATCCTTTTCAGTTGTTCTTTGCCAAATTGGACGAAGATAGTGGAAATCTGTATATCCCGCTTGTAATGTTGCGATAAATGTCGCAGCTTTTACTCTTTCTTCATAATCTTCTTGTGATGTAACGTTTGATACATTTATTTCGACAAGGTTGCAAAATTGAAAGGGACGAAGTGCAATTTCACAACAAGGATTTGTACCCCAGTCTTTATCGTTTGTTAAATAGATACCCGGTTCACCAGCACCACTTGCTTCAATTCTCTTCCACAAATCCATAAAGTAATCCTTTGTGATTTTGTGACGAAGAAGTGCAACAGAGTTGTTCGCTCTACCTCTTTGTGGATTTTCTTCCCACCAAGAACCTGATTTACAAGAAATCATTTCATCATCACTTGCAGAAAACAAGGAAATCAGTGCCGCGCGTCGGATTCCTCCGGCTAACACAGCGTCAGCAATGTGACATACCATATCGTGAACTTCAATTGGACGAAGTTTTTCACCATCTTCTTTTGATTCCAAAATACCTTCTAATTTAATCAAACATTCTTTCAATGGTTGAGGTCCCGGCGCTTTACCACCTGATGTTACTAAACGAGCACCTTTTGGACGGATATCTGAAAAATCAAAGGTTACATGTGAGCCACCGAAGAAATAAGATTTAACTAATACTTTTACAGCGTCAGCCCATCCTTCAATACTATCAGCAACCAACCATCTTCTTGAACGTTCTTTGTTTGGTTTTCTAACTTCCGGTAATAACTCTACGTGGTGTTTCTGAACTGAATACCCAACACCTGTACCACCTAACAATAGGAACATAATCTCAGAAAATACTCTCCAATCGTCAACCGGTGCGTAAGCACAGTTGAATACACGGTTAGGAGAAATTTCAATTGGTTTACCTGCAAATTGCATACTTCTCATTGAGGGTAACACCATTTTATCGAAAACAAATTGGTAGTTGTTAATGATTTCTTCTTCAATGTGAGGATATTTCTTAATATGCATATCCATGTTTCGTGTTACCAATTCTTCCCACGTTTCACGTCTGTTCAATCCCGGTACATACTTAGCGTACTTCATATAAACCGTAATTTCGCTCAATATTCTATTTGAGATTTCCATAGTTTTTTAATTGTTTTTGTTTTTGGTTTTTATTAAAAAATCGTCGATTTTTTTAATAAATATACCATTGTTCTTTCTTTGACTTGTGTTTTGAATAAAAAATTTTGACTTTTTTTCGTTAAAAATAATAAACTTTTCGGACAAAGGGTATATTTAACTAACCCCTGTTTGTCTTTCTTTTTGTTGTCTTCTTTCCGCTAATTCCTTAATACGATTACGATTTTGTTCTTCTTTCTTATCTTCAAAACCAAGGAATGTAACAGAACTTTCGGTATCAATCTCCATCATAGCATTGTCGAATTTACAATTTTCAAATACAACACCATCATCACCGATACGAGATTTTGTTATAGCAATTGTTGCCAATTTCATCTCTTTTTGTTGTAATGTTTTTGCTACCGAGATGATTACGTGTCCTACTTGTGCCTTTTTGATTGACCCACCCATTTGGTCTGTTGTTACAACTTCTGATGAAATTGAGCTTCTATTACCTTGGGTTGCTGTCCAACCAACAACATTCATTTCGTGACACATTGCCTCAAACGCTCTCATCACAGAACCTTCACTCTTCCATTCATCACCTAAGTTTTTTTCAGGAACAATACAATCAATGTAGTCAACCATAATCATATCAATTTTGATACCATCCGCAATCATTTTACGAACTTGATTTTTGATTTGTAACATTGTCATTGTATCAGAAGGTAACTTTTGAAGTATCAAACGATTTGGCATTGATTCTTCGATGCTTTTAACCTTTGTAATAACCTCATCCTTTTTTGCCGATAACTCATCAGGATGAATACCAGTCCATAATACAAAGTGTTTTCTTTGGATAATTTTTGGATTGTCTTCAAAGAAGATTTGAAGAACGTTAAATCCCATGTTGTAAGCGTAGTTAGCGATTTTGGTAAGTAGAGTTGATTTACCGACACCTGTTGGTGCTAATATAACTCCAATCTCACCTTTCGCTAAACCACCCTTTAGCAACTTGTCGATACCCGGTATTCCCATTGGAATTGGATGACGATAGTCTTCGTTCAACACCTCATCCAAGTTTGAGAATACGTCAGCAACACCCTCATCTCTTTGTCCTACTTGTAAAGCTTCACGAACCATTTCTTCGAGAGTGTCGTAGTTTTCAAACTCTCCACTATCGATGATTTTTTGTGCTTGGTTCATCACCTTCTGCAACTCTTGTTGTTTACAGAATTTCAAAGCTTTATCCTGAACAAATGATGTTCCTTCAATCGGAGCATCGTGTATGTTTTTAATTGTATCTAATACAATTTTGGATGCGGCACCTTCGGATAATTCGGATTTTGTAATCTGTTCTAATGTAGAGAAAGATGGCGTGTTTTCGTATTTCTTATAATACTCCTTTACCATTTGGAGTATAATTTTGTAATACTTGTTTTCAAAGTATATTGGTTCAATCACCTCAATGATTGAGTGAGCAAACTCCTTGTCCAAAACAAGTTGGTTCAGCAATTGTTGCTGGAAACCATTACCCAAGTATTCAAAATTTTTATTATTCGCCATTTTCAAACTCTCTATATATTGTTAAATATTAAACGTTAGTTGTAAGTCCTAGATATTCAAAAGTTAAATTGTCAGCTGAAAAAATGTCAGTCAACGAAGCTAAGATGTTTTTTATGTGTGGGCGTACATCCACAGTGTATCTTACCTTTGGTGGGAACAATTTTGCGTCAAACTGTCTATGACAAATTGTCTTCTCATTTACCTTAACATAAATGTTAAATTTCTCAGGACCTTCAGTCATTGAAGTCTTCATAACCTCCGGATTTGATTGAATCAAATCTTGGTTTTCCAACATGTATACAACCGTCTTCATCTTTGAGTCGTGTATAACAATGTCACGAATCTGATTTACAAGTTGATAAATCTCGATTGAGTTTCGGTTCTCGTGACGATATCCGATTACGTTGAAAAATCTTTGAACGATAATTTTATCATTCAACGTTAATAAGAACTCCATC